ATGAGGTGTCATTAGTCGAGCACTTTAAAAACTGCAATACCACTTTAGAAAGTAAAGCACTACAGAAAGTAAAGCGCGAGCACTTTACTAACGAAAGCGCCAGCACTTTAGAAACTAAAGACACAATAGAATTATATAAAAATATTTATAGAGAGGAGAGCACACAAGAAAATCCAGTTGATGAAGTTCTGAATATCTGGAAACCAGATTTACAACAATTGAATTCTTGGATGCAAAGATCAGGTTTACCAAAAATCAATCAAGCTCAAGTTGAAGAATTACTACTTGAAATCAATCCTCACTACGAAAGCAAAATTCACACTGGCGCAGTAACAAGCACACAGATGTATTCAAACTTTGTGAAGTGGGTAAAACGTGATTTCAAACTTGTTGAAAAACTTTTCAAACAAGCAGAACAAAACAACACTCAAGCAATCAATCCTGAAAATCTCGAAACAGAAATGGGGGATTGGTAATGTCGAATATTCATAACATCCCTATGGAACAAGCAGTTCTTACAGCATTGATGACTGTAGACAAATCATTTGATGTTGTAAGTAACGATCTTGATGTTGAGTGTTTCTTTCCAGAGCGCCATAAGCAAATCTTCCAGGCTATTGCTGACCTTGCTAACGAAAACAAGCCTTATGACTTCGTTATGGTTGAGCAGCAGCTTAAACAAAAAAACGTAATTCATTTGATGGGTGGTTCTGAATACTTACTTCAAATGAGCAGCGAAGCGCCTTCAAGCTTTTACAACCTGGAGTCTTATGTTGCAGAACTAAACAAGTTCAAGGCACACCGTGAAGTTGAGCATATCGGGCAAAGCATTGCAGAGATTGCTAAAGACTTAACAATCCCTGATGTTCACATTGCAGCAGAAAGCATCCTGGATGGGAAGAAAACGTCAAACGATGTTGAGAAGACTAGCTTCACATTTGAAGAGGCTTTGAATCGTGCTACAGATCGTTTAATCCAAAAGGCTGAGGCTAAAGCTAACAAGCAGTACACAGGCGTAAAGTTTAACTTAACTCACCTGGATAACCTTGTTGGATTAATTCAAAAAGGACACTTCTGCATCGTGGGTGGTCGTCCTGGTTCAGGTAAATCAACTCTAGCTCAAATGTTAGTTATTCAGACAGCAGTGCGATACAACGAGCCTGTATTGGTTGTATCTGCCGAAATGGATGTAGAGACATTCACAAACCGCTGTATCTCAGCTTTAACTCAAATCCCTTATGACAACATTCATAACGCTGAATTATTTGATGGGATGTTGGCTCAATTTGCAGATGCTCAAAGACGATTCAGTTCTTTGCCAATCCATATCGAAGATAAGCAAAAGCCGACAATTGCAGAAATACATTCTTGGGCTCGTAAAGCTAAGCGCAAATACAAAAGACTAGGATGCATCGTTATTGATTACCTTCAATTGGTTCGTGACCCAAGTAAGAAAGACCGTTACCAGGAAGTAAGTTCAATTAGCCGTGATTTAAAAGCACTTGCTAAAGAGTTTGATTGCCCAGTTATCGCATTAGCTCAGCTTAACCGTGAGTCTGAGAAAGGCAAGCGACCTAAAGCATCAGATCTAAAAGAATCAGGTCAGATTGAACAAGACGCAGATCAAATCATCCTGGCGAATCCAATCATTGGTGAAGACGACCTACCGTCAGGTGTCACCGAATTAATCGTTGCTAAAAATCGTCATGGCAAGAAAGGCGTAGTTCGCGTTATGGACCGCTTAGATATCTGCCGTTTTGTGACTATTCGAGAAGAAGGAATGGCTGCATGAAAACTTTAAATAGAACAAAGAAATTGAACTTTGATGATCAACTTAGCTTGCTCATGTTCGGTTGTCATGCAACTGCGCCTTTCAATGTCAAAGACGTGAAGGAATCAGTGTTTGATTTCAATCGAGGAACCATCTACAGCAATCTTCAAAAATTTGTTGAATGGAAATATTTCGAACGCGTTGGGAAAAATCATTACAAGGCAACTCAATACGCAAAAGACATCCTGAATGTTAAAGGGGAGCTGAAAGCATGAACGAATTTGTAGATTACACCTCAATGATGAAGCTGCGTAGAGCGTACAACCTCGGCACTCGCAATAAAGAAACAAGAGCAGCAGCGAACCTCTATGAGAAATTAAGAAAGCTGAAAATGCTAGACCAGTTTAAGCAGGAAGCCATGACTAAACGTTACAAGGAGGCGGTATGAGCAAGAAAAAGGAGCCAGCCATGAGTGAGTTTAAAGTCGGGGATTGGGTTAAACGCACAGACAAAATAACCGAGTCTATCTACCAAATAAGCAGTATTGATAAGGATCTTATCAAGTGTAATTTCATAAAGAATGGGGAAAATTGGCGCCTTCATACAACTAAAGGAGAGATTGAGTATGCCACCCCCGAAGAAATAGCAGCAGGCCACCGCATTGATAAACCATCGAATCCGAGGGAATTAGAAACCCTAGACCACGAAGAAAACCACATTTCGCCGAATTGCAAAGTGGGGATGTTTGAGATGGATAAGCCAATAACATTTAGCGAATGGTTAGGCACACAAGGCAATATGGTTCTCCTTCATGCCAATTGTTGCCGTATTGCCTATGAAGCTGGTCAGCAGTCACAGCAATCGAAAGTGGAGGAGCTGCAAAAGCGTTTATATGGGGCATTAAAGGAGACTCAATATGCTTTGCAGTATGTTGAAGGGGACATGCGCGGCAATCATGAATTTCTACAAATGGCAATGATTCGAACCTTTAAAGCTTTAGAGCAAGCGCTCAAGGGGGAAGGACTATGACAGCACATTTACCAAATCAATCAGTATCTGTTGAAGATGATGAATGGGGTACTAATTGCCATAATCACCCAGAACGTCCTGCAGTAAGAAGAGTTTGTGTAGAAGCAGATAGCTTTGGAGCTGAATATTCAAATATGTGCCAAGAATGCTCAGATCAATATACAGCTTATAAAGAACAAAAACGAAATGATGAATCTCAATGGGAGCAATGCCCAAGATGCAAAACGTTAGTGCCTGAACTCTCTTCTTACCGAGATCCTGATGAAGGTAGTCATGGACCAGTTTATAGCAGATGTTCTGATTGTGTATCTAAGTTTTGGAAGCGTTGGAACGAAGAAAACCTTGATGATTATTACTACGACTAAGGAAATAGCCAATGACCACATTCAAAGAGGCTCAAAGGGTCCAGTCACAAAAGGCAGCTCGTTCTAAGCGATTTAATAGAGTGCCTACAGAAGATCAAGAACAAATGACGCTCATGAGTTGGGCGCATCGTGTGAAATATGGGTCAGGTCGTTTGAGTGATTACCTGTTTCATATTCCTAATGGTGGCTCAAGAAACATCCTTGAAGCTGCAAAGTTTAAGAAGCTGGGCGTGAAGGCTGGTGTTCCAGACCTTCAGCTTATCGTTCCAAATGGTGAAGTACACGGGCTTTGGATTGAGTTGAAGTCAAAGAAAGGGAAATTACAACCAAGTCAAAGGCTCATGATTCAACGCTTAGAAGAACAAGGTTACATGTGCAAAGTCTGCTTCGGTGCAGATGAAGCCATAGATGAAATTAAAAAGTATTTGATGATTTAGGGTGACGGTATGAATGCAGCAGTAGTAACACCAGTAATGGATTGGAATAAATACACAATTGATGGATGGCTAGAGCAGTTCGGCGCTTGGTGTGAAACTGCGCGTATGAAAGGTGGAGATTTGCCAGATGGATTGCATATCAATCAGATCTATTGGTTGATGCGTGAAGCAGGAAAGGAAGTTCCAAAGGGAAAGGCTTACATTCGATGTGAGATTAATGACTTTGAGGCGGATCAAGTACAGGCTTTGTTGCGAAGTGTCCTAAGATCAGAAAAAGTGGATTATCAGGCTAAATATGCAGTGATGTGCTTAGTTCGACATAAGGTGGAAAACAGATCATTAAGTGCTGTGGGTATCATCACGAAGCAATCTAAGGCACAAGTAAATATCATGGTTGGATGTGCAAGATTCTTTCTTCATGCACATGACAAAAGATTAAGAATATCATGAGTTTAATTGTTTTTATGGTATAATATTTAAGCAAGCCATACAGGTGCTACCAACACCTATATGGCTCTAATCAAATTGAAATTGAGGCTCCAAAATGACTGTGCGCAATAATACTTGCGTAGCCACAGCTATGCAACGTCGTCACCAAAATTTTATGAAACTCTTAGAATTAACCTATGAGGACTTTGATTATGATTTCTCTAGAGTAGTCTTTGATAAGGATGTTGACTCTACTGTTGAGATCAAATGCCCTAAACACGGTTGGATAAGGACCAGAGCTAAAAAGCTACTAGCAGGCAGAGGATGTGTAGCCTGTAATGAAGAAAGCTTAATGGATCAGGGTGCAATGATTTACCTAATTCGTTGTTATGATGAACAAGAGGAGTTTTATAAAATTGGAATTACTACAAAATCTCTAGAGTCGAGATTCCCTGATAACAGTAGGCTTCCATATAAGTTTGATGTTTTGAGTCTACAGAATGGAGATAGAAAGAAGCTCTACAAATTCGAGACTCTACTATTGCGACTTTTGGAAAAATACCGATATACACCTAAGAAGCATTTTTGTGGTCGCACTGAGTGTTTCAGCAATATTGATCTAATTAGGCAGAAATTTAATATCTTTGATGCATTTGGTGTTGACTCGTTTAAACGCGCGGTATAGGATATCTGGTATAGTGCGCTTGAGTAGTCAGGTTCACTGCCTTATTTCAAAAGCTCACTTAATCGTGGGCTTTTTTGTTGCCTATAGGAAAGTTGCCCGAATTGGTAAAGGGGATGGCCTGCTAAGCCATTGTTGCTATCAGCGACGCATGAGTTCAAACCTCATACTTTCCGCCAGTAATGGAAGAGTAATCCAAGTTTCGGCCTAATGGATGCGGTCTTGAAAACCGTTAGCTTTAAATGGCGTGTGGGTTCGAGACCCACCTCTTCCGCCAAATTCTAGGAGGTTCACATGCTCCGAATAATTAAGCAGGTCTTTTGCATACATGTTTGGGAATATGAATCCGACATGTTCAATCAGAAAGAATGCAGAAAGTGTGGAAAGATTAAGTGTTTGTAGCCCTGTCGTTTGACGGGGTTTTCTTTTTTGGAGAATAAGAAAATGCGAATGAGTCGAGTATTGTTAGCAACCGCATTAGGAATGGCAGTGGCTAGACCAAATTTTGGAACATTAAGTGCACTGTCTGCCATGGGTGGTGAAGTTTCTCCATTTGTATTTAAGTCAAAACCGAATAAAGGCAAACCAAACAAATTAAGCCAAAAGAAGAAGCGCCTTATTGCTCGTCGGCTAAATAAACGTAAGTGAGATGTGTATGGACACAATCGAAGCGAAGAAGAACCTAGTCGCAATATGTGCAGAAATAGAAAAGCTTCAAAACCTTTCACGTGGCTTGATGACTGCGAAAGAAATGGTTGAAGTTGACGCTAAGATTAAGCGACACAAAGAACAAGTGAAGAACATTAGAAGCAATCTTTATGCGTGATGCAAAGCGACTTGCTGCAATAAGAAAATTGCCATGCGTTGTTTGTGGTAGAACGCCAGTAGATGCAGCTCACAGCAATCAGGGTGCTCATAAAAAGGGAATGGGGTTGAAGGCTTGTGATTCAAAAACGATTCCACTTTGTAGGCAACACCATATCGAATACGACCAACTCTTAACAATGACAAGAGAGCAAGCAGTTATCTGGTTTGATGCAATGTTAGAAAAAACAGAGCGGATGCTTTGTTTTAATGCAGGGCATGATGAAGTATTTTGATATAGTGATGATTCATTAATCAATTAAGGCTATGAAAATGGGTGTAGAACCTTTTAAAAATTTCTCAGCAGATGAAGTGATAGGCCAAATTAATTGTGGTTTGGATAGTATTAGCAATCCTTTCACTATCGAAGAGCCAGCTAACTTGTTTGAGAAGAATGTTCAAACTAATGTGCTCAAGCATTTTGAAGGTTCAAATATAAAAGTAGAGATCGACCGGAAAGATGGTTATCTAATCATTACAGCAGAAAGAGTTTTAATTTAAGCCACCCACGGGTGGTTTTTTATTGCGAGGTCAAAATGGAACCACGATTCGTCATCAAAAACCATTCTGACATCAACTATGTAATTGGGTATCTCAATACTAATCATGCAAAGGCAGCGAGT